GAATGCTGCATTAGCGTCATCTTCTCACCCAACCATCAATGGTAACCAAAGCAACATTTTATCAACTGCTTCTGACTTAAATGAGACATCACTTGAGCAGGCATTGATAGATATTGCTGGTTTCAAAGATGAAAGAGGACTAAAAATTGCTGTAAGAGGCATGAAACTTATAATTCCGAAAGAATTACAGTTTACTGCTGAAAGAGTTATGAATAGTAATCTTAGAGTTGGAACTTCAGACAATGATGCAAACGCAATCAAAAACATGGGTATGTTACCAGAAGGAGCGGTTGTTAACCACTTCTTAACAGACACCGATGCGTTTTTCATCAAGACTGATGCACCAAATGGATTTAAAATGTTCAACCGTTCACCTATCAAAACAGCTATGGAAGGCGATTTTGATACAGGGAACATGAGATTTAAAGCCAGAGAGCGTTACAGCTTTGGTGTTTCCGACTGGAGATGTGTATTTGCAACTCCTGGAGCATAAAATATTTTAATATTTTTAAAGGGGTCTTTTCAGGCCCCTTTTTTTATGTATAATAGAGGTACCTTGACGAAGAATTAACTTCGACAATAGCCAAGACAAGGAGACATATATGGCTAATTCAACTTTCTCAGGTCCTATAAGATCTGAAAGCACCATTAAAACCGTGAGCAAAAATGCTTCTACTGGAGTGATAACAGAAGTAATTACAATGGGAGATGCACCAGTTGCATTAGGAGATGAAGACAAAACACTGGATAACGCTACACATAGCGGAAGAGTTTTAGCTGTTCCAGCACTTGCTTCAAATAGAACAATAACTTTACCAGCACCAGTTGCAGGAGCTACTTTTAAGTTTATTTATGCAGGAGCCGCTGAAGAAGCAGAAAATTTAATAATAGTCACTCCTGGAAACTCAAACTTTTTCTTAGGTAATGTTCAGCATTTAGACACAAACGCAGACAATGTGGGTGTTTATGCAAACGGTAGCTCTAATTCAAAGTTAACTTTAACAGACTTTGGCAGCATGGAAATTAATATAGTAGGCAAAGATAGCACTAACTACTATATTTGGGGTAACGTAGTTTCTGAAGACGCACCAGCTTTTGCTGACCAATAATAGGAGGCTTAAATGGCAGGCTCTGATGTAAAAGCAAAAAGGATTACTGGAACGGGTTCACTTGGTGTTGGACCCGCTCGAATAAGACAGATACAATTAAAAACTGCCTCTGGAACTCCACGACTTACTGTGACAGATGCAAGTGGCGGTGCTACAGTTTTAGATTTAGATTTTAATGCTTCAGATACTCATTCTGTAAATATTCCTGCTGAAGGAATTAAGGTTAGTGATATATTTGTAAGTACATTAACAAATATTACAGCAGCAACCTTTTTCTTTAATTAGGATAAACATGACTAGGAAAAGGGACAAACAACCGCCTAGAACAAAAAAATATTACCGCTCCACTAAAAGTGGGGCGGGCATGACAGCAGCTGGTGTGGCTAAATATAGACGTGATAATCCGGGTAGTAAGCTTAAAACAGCTGTGACAGGCAAAGTAAAAAAGGGTTCAAAAGCAGCAAAAAGAAGAAAATCATTTTGTGCAAGAAGTGCAGGACAAATGAAGAAATTTCCAAAAGCAGCAAAAAATCCTAATAGTAGATTAAGGCAAGCAAGAAGAAGGTGGAAGTGTTAATGGCGACCAAACGAGAAAAAGATTTTTTACATAATTTAGATAAAAGAATGTCTGTACTTGAAGAAGTCATCAAAAGATTAGAAAGTAATCATCTTACACACTTACAGGCACAAATAGATAAAATAGATAGACGTGTATGGATGTTAATAGCTGGTGTGGTCTTACAACTCATATCGATTGTATTTATTTTTGTAGGAGGTAAGTAATGGCATTAACGGGTGTAGCAAAAAGAAAAGTAAAAAAAGTACAAGGCAAATTAAAAAAAGCCAGTAAAGCCCACGCAAAACAATCAAAAATATTAGGCAGTTTATTAAAAAATGGCACCAAAAAGAAAAAAAGATCCTAAAGTTGGAACAGGAAAAAAACCAAAAGGTTCTGGCAGACGTTTATATACGGATGAAAACCCTAAGGACACGGTTAGTATTAAATTTGCTACGCCGGCGGATGCCAGAGCAACTGTTGCTAAGGTTAAGAAAATCAATAAGCCTTTTGCGAGAAAGATACAAATTCTTACAGTCGGTGAGCAAAGAGCAAAAGTGATGGGTAAAACTCAAGTTGCAAATATATTTAAAAAAGGTAAAGATAGTATTAGAAAACAAAGGAGTACAGCATGACCGTTGTTAGAACTGGACCCAAGCCGGGCAAACAAAAGGTTACATATTTTAAAAAAGGCGGAGCGGCAAAAAGTAAAGGCAGTAAAATTTGTCCAGCTGGCAAAGCATGGGCTAAAAGAACTTTTGATACCTATCCATCAGCATATGCAAACATGGCTGCTTCAAAATATTGTAAAGACCCTAATTACGCTAAAGGGGCAAAAGGTAAAAAGTAATGGGTGCTCTTAAAGATTGGGTAAAACAGGATTGGGTGCGAATAGGCACTGACGGAAAGATTAAGGGTAAATGTGGGACTTCCAAAGATAAAAAAAATCCAGACAGATGTTTGCCTAGAGCAAAAGCAAATAGTTTATCACAAAAGCAAAGAGCCTCTACAGCAAAAAAGAAAAAACGAGAAGGCTCAAAGGGTAAGACTTTTGTATCTAATACTAAAGCAGCGAAAGTTACAAAGATGGGCACAGGAGGAGCAGTCCCAACAACAAAAGCAAAAAGACCCTTTAAAGGTAAAGTAAAAACAGGTAGCGTAGTAGCTAGAGGCTGTGGAGCAGTCATGGCTAATAGAAGAAAACAAACAAAAGGTTCAGTAAGCACTTAAGAAAGGAGAGCAAAATGCCAGTAAAAAAGAAAAAAAATATGAAGAAAAAAGGTTACGCCAAAATGATGGGTGGCGGCGTAGCTGGTATGAAAAAGAAAGGTTTCGCTAAAGGCGGGACAGTTAAAAAGATGAAAGCCGGTGGTGCAGCCGGTATGAAAAAGAAAGGTTATGCAAAAGGCGGTGCCGTTAAGAAGATGATGGGTGGCGGTGCAGCTGGCATGAAGAAAAAAGGTTTTGCTAAAGGCGGTGCTATCAAGAAAATGAGAAGAGGCGGCCGAGCATAAGTGCCTTATCTTCAAAGTAACATCCCGCATTTCAAATGCTGGGTGAGAAGAGAGTATACGCACAATCACGAAAAATATCATGGTGAATTTATTCATGCTATGGCTATTGCAGTCACTACTGTGCCTGATAGATGTTTAAGTTTTCAAATGATTTTCACAGGTTGTGAGTCTGATTTTGATGAAAGTCAAAATATTAACGGTGGGGCTATGTGGGCTCGTATGCCGATTACAGCTCTAATTGCAGATACTCCTTTGGACAATTGGCCAGAGCCTATGCCTGTTCATTTAGTCCAACCTTGGGATTGCAGTTCTCATCATCATTCAATAATAAAACTAGACCGAGTAAGCTCAAGTCCTTGGAAATGTAAGATTGATGGTAAGTTTTACACAGGAAGATATTTATTTACCGTAGATTATACAGAGTCTGATATAGCGGACGATCCCGCACAACATAAACAAAGTCATGTAATAGAATTAACTGATGCTGGTAAATGGACTGGAAATATAGTAGCATTACCTAATAATAGGGTCCGTGCGACGAGTCCTGCATTATGGGAAACTGGTGAGGGGGCACCTGATTTTAAACCAAGCCAGTGGATTCATAATGCAGAATGTGATAATAGTTATATGGACCCGAGTGTTACGTTTGATAATTTGTATAAGGATTAAATATGGCAACTTCAAATTCAACAGATTTCGAGCTAGATGTAGCTGAATATATTGAAGAGGCTTTTGAACGGTGCGGTTTGGAAGTTAGGACAGGATATGATTTAAAAACTGCAAGACGTTCAATAAATTTGATGTTGGCAGAATGGGCTAATAGAGGTCTAAATCAATGGACTATTGAACAACGTACACAGACTGTTACAGCTAATGACGTTGATTATTCTTTAGGTACAGACGTTATTGATATTTTGTCCGCTGTTGTTAGAAGAAGCAGTACAGACTTTAGTTTAAGTCGGATTAGTAGAGATAGCTATTTATCAATACCTAACAAGACAACAACTGGAAGACCTACTCAATTTTTCTTAGATAGACAAATAACACCTAATTTAAAAATATGGCCTGCTCCCGAAAACAGCACAGATGTAATACATTATGATGCATTAACGCGAATACAAGATGCGGACGGAAGCGTAAATACTTTAGAAATACCTTTTAGATTTTATCCATGCCTTACGGCGGGACTAGCTTACTATTTATCTTTGAAAAAAAACCCTAATTTAACTCAAATGTTAAAAGTAGTATATGAAGAAGAATTTGAAAGAGCTATGGGTGAAGACAGAGATAGATCGAGTTTTACTGTAACACCTGATTATCAATATTTTAGGAGTAATTGATGGGTAAGTTTGCGTCTGGTAAGTATGCTTACGGTATATCAGATCGCTCTGGCATGAGATACCGACTTCGAGATATGAAAGTTGAATGGAATGGCTCTCTTGTTGGCCCAGATGAATTTGAAAGAAAACATCCTCAACTAGGCCCTTTTAGGGTGCCTATCGACGGACAGGCTTTAAAAAATGCTAGGACAGACCGCAGTGAACCAGCTGTTGCGGTATTACTAGGATTAAATCCATTTGTTCATTCAGGAAGCGGACTGATAACAGTTACTGAAAAAAATCATGGTAGAAGCACAGGGAACACTGTTCGTTTTAGAACGGCTACAGGTATTGGCACAGAAATAACAAAAGCCTTAATTGAATCAGCAAGTGGTTATTCAATAACTGTGACAACAACTGATCAATATACATTTACAATACCTGGCATATCAGCTGCAACGGAATCAGTGACCTATACTGTAACTGTTGTCAGTGGCAATCCAAGTAATCATCCAAGCTATAATGTCGGTTCTTCTAACAAATATGCTATTAACGGAAGCACTGCAACAGCAGATGTTGAGTTGACATTTAGGGTTGGTAGCACTTACAGATTTGTTCAATCAGATAGTTCTAATTCGGGGCACCCATTAAGAATTTACACCGCAGCAGATAAAACCGGAGGCGAATATACAACAGGCGTTACAACAAATGGAACAGCAGGTTCTTCTGGTGCATACACAGAAATAACGGTTGCATCAAGTGCTCCATCTACGTTATTCTATCAATGTAGTGTCCACGCAAACATGGGTGCTACAATAACAGTGACAGACATAGATTTAGGATTGAATACAAAATTTGGTGGAGAAATAGCTACGGTTGGGCCAGTAACGTTGGAGAGTTAAATGAGTTTTACTTTTTTACAATTAAAAACAGCAATACAAGATTACACAGACAATAGTGAAACAACCTTTGTAAATCATTTAAATGATTTTATTAAAGCCTCTGAAGAAAAAATATTTAAATCAGTAGATCTTGATCTTTTTAGAAAAAACGTAACAAGTGCGTTGACCGCTTCGGATCAGTATTTAACAATACCAAATGATTATTTAGCTTCTTTCTCTTTACAAATAACAACAGCTGGATCGGAAGGATATTTGTTAAAAAAAGATGTTAGCTTTATAAGAGAGTACACACCAGCTGCTACAACAACTGGTTTACCAAAATATTATGCTCGTTTTGATATAGATAACTTTATCGTTGGACCTACCCCAAACAGTAATTATGCAATTGAGCTACATTATTACTACAGACCTACAAGTTTGACTGCCGGATCTGATAGTGGTACAACTTGGTTAAGTACAAATGCTCCGTATGCTTTGCTTTACGGATCACTTGTAGAAGCGTATAATTATATGAAGGGTGAACCAGATGTTATACAAAATTATAATGGTTTATATATGCAATATTTAGAGCGTTTAAAAGATCTAGGAGAGGCTAGAGAGAATACGGATGCTTTTAAAACTGGTCTTCCGTCAAGACCACGAACTTAAAGAAGGAGTAACAAAATGGCGACAGCAAATGCAGCAACCAATTATCTAGAAAGAAGATTATTACATTTTTTGTTTAAAAATAATTCTCTATCTTTCTCTTCACCAGGAAACAGTATCTACGTAGGACTGGCAACAGCCGTATCCGCAGCAGAAACTGGGTCTTTAACAGAAGCAACATTTACAAACTATGCTAGACAGCAAGTTCCAGCATCTGATTGGACAACCATAGGTGCAGACTCAACAGACACACAAACAGCTAAAAACACAAACGCTATTAGCTTTCCAGCGTCAGGTGGTACAAATAATACAATCACTCATGTGTTTATCGCAGATGCAGCAAGTAGTGGTAACATACTGTTTGTAGGTGCTTTAGACGCATCTAAGACAATTGAGTCTGGAGACATATTTAGAATTAATGCTACGAACTTAACTATCGAGCTTAAGTAATGGCTTTTGTTCTATCAGATAGGATAAAAGAGA